TTGAAAAACGAGTTTTTCGGCATTCTAAGTCGTTGATATTGTTGGATTTATAGTTGTTGACCTAGGCCGTCAATTTGCTATAATAGTTATATTGAGTTGTTTACTAACGGAGTAAATTATGTCAGTTGTTCTTGTTAAGAGTGGTTCGTATCGCGGTATCCCCGTGATCAATACACAGTTTAAGTTGGTTCGTGGTTTTCAGACTGGTAAAAAGGGTAGTTACATTACTGTTCGTAATGACGGTGTGTTCCCTGACTTTGCTGGTATTGATACGATCAAGATCAAGGTCGAGGACCAGCATGACTTTGAGTTTGTTGGTGGTGGGGCTCCTGCTGAGGTGTCACAGTTTGTCACGCAGGCTGTTGCGCCGGTAGAGACTGATGACGAGGCTATGAATCGTATCGCTACCCGCTTTGCGATTCTTGACGAGATGGCTAAGGCTACTACCAATGGTGGCATTCGCGCAATGATCGTGAGTGGTCCCCCGGGCGTTGGTAAGTCGTTCGGTGTCGAGCAACAGTTAGAGAAGGCGAGTATGTTTGATCGTCTTGCAGGCAAGACTCTCAAGTATGAGGTCATCAAGGGTGCTATGACGGCACTTGGTCTCTATGCTACATTGTTCAAGCACAGCGACAAGAATCATGTGTTGGTGTTTGACGATTGCGATAGCATTCTTATGGATGACTTGTCGCTCAACATTCTCAAGGCTGCGCTTGACAGTGGTAAGCGCCGGCGCATTTACTGGAACAGCGATTCTAGCATGTTGCGCCGCGAAGGTATCCCCGATGCGTTTGACTTCAACGGTTCGGTTATCTTCATCACTAACATCAAGTTTGATCACTTGAAGAGCAAGAAGTTGCAGGATCACCTCGAGGCACTTCAGTCGCGCTGTCACTTTCTTGACTTGACGATTGACACCGAGCGTGACAAGTTGCTGCGTATCAAGCAGGTTCATCGTGATACTGATGGTGGACTCTTCCGTGACTACGGGTTTGAGTTTGACGAGGGCGATCAGGTGTTGCAGTTCATGTGGGACAACAAGGCTCGACTGCGTGAGTTGTCGATGCGTATGGCCCTCAAGATCGCTGATCTGGTCAAGGTGAACTCTGCCAACTGGCGCGCGCTTGCTGAGAGTACTGTTATGCGTCGGGCTTGATACTCCGTTACCCGAGCAAAGGCGGGAGCCCCGTAAGGGGCTCTTTCCTTTAATACCAAACTTTATTGAAAAATTGTACAAAAAAAGATATAATAACTTTTATGTTTAATTCAAAAGAAGAATTGTTAAAGTACCTTTTAAAAGGCTATATTCATGTCAGTAAAAAGGATTATTCCTTTTTTAACAATCTTATTCATATAATAGATGAAAAAAATACGTTAACAACAAATCAAATAACACTATTTGATAAATTAATAATCAAATATCAGCGACAACTTAAAAAAGAAAACCATAACGTAGATCAGTTATTAACTTTAAAGTGGGATACAACTATAGTTGAAAGTAAAAAAGAATTTTTACAGGCTTACCTTAGCTTAGAAAACGGACAACTCATCATTAAAAGTCCATTTAATTCAAAATTCATACAGGATTTGCGTAGATTAAAATACAATGGATTTGAGTGGGATAAATCAAATAAAATTTATGTAGCCTCCTTTAGCACTATAAGTTTAAAACAGGGGGTAGAACTTATTACAAAGCATTTCAAGACCTATTCTTTTTGTGCTAATGTTGCTAACTTGCTTAATCATATCAATGAATTTAAAAATGTTAAATATTGGAATCCTACTTTGATTAACAGACAAAATAATTTTTATATTGTAGGGTGTAACCCTTATATTCTTGACGCTATTTCTCATATTAAATTAAATGATGACCCCGAAACATTGTTTCAGCTATGTCAATATGGTATAGCTATTGACGAGGCGATTATTCAAGATCCATTATTAAAATTTGCAAGTCAGTTTTCTAGCACAGTTGATATAGATCAGATCGATTTGTTGTGTGATTGGTTAAAGGCGTTAAAAATAGATACTGTTATTACATCTAGAGACGTTATATATAATAAAACTGTAAGCGACGAGGTCAAGTTGATGTTATCAAGCAGCGGAATAGGTTATTTTCCCGCAAATGAAGTTAATACAGACCGCCCGTATGTTTTGATCAAAACATTTTCTTCACTGTCATCTTTTCATAAAACTTATGACAAAAATATTGTTAAGATTATATCTTTAACTAATTCTAGAAAAATTGATATAAGGTAATGATAAAAAATTGTAGTAAGTGCGACGGTAAAATGGAGTGTAAGGGGCTAGACAGTTGTTGGTGCTTTGCACTTCCTTATGTCAGATTGGATGAAACGACCCAATATAATGATTGTATTTGTGAGAAATGTTTGTTAGAATTATATAATGCGCGAAGCCAAAATAATAATCAAGGATGAAGTAAACTGTAAAATCGAGGGTCTAGAGTTAGACTGTCGTAAAGCACTAATGCGTAAGTTTGAACATGAAGTTCCGGGCGCACGTTATCTACCTGCGGTCCGTCTTGGTAGATGGAATGGTAAGGTCAGTTATTGTAGCCTAGCAGGTAGCACATATATTAATCTACTAACAGATGTCGTTCCCATATTAGAAGATTATGATTACGATATTGAATTAGTAGATTTGCGTGAATACAAAACTACATTTAGTTTCACAGAGATCGCTGCCGATAGTTTTAGCAATAAAGCATGGCCAAAAGGTCACGTTGAAGAGGGTAAGCCTATCATGTTGCGCGACTATCAGGTAGATATCGTCAATAATTTTTTGAAGAACCCGCAATGTATTCAAGAAGTAGCGACGGGCGCAGGCAAAACTATCATGACCGCGGCTCTTTCAAAGAGCGTTGAGTACTATGGACGTAGTATAGTTATCGTACCAAACAAGAGCCTGGTCGTACAGACTGAAGCAGACTATATTAATCTAGGACTTGATGTCGGTGTGTATTTCGGTGATCGCAAAGAGTATAACAAGACACATACTATCTGTACTTGGCAGAGCCTCAACAATCTATTAAAGAATACTAAAGCAGGTGAGGCAGAAATCAACATCAAAGAGTTTATTGAAGATGTTGTTTGTGTAATGGTAGACGAAGTGCATATGGCTAAGGCTGACGCGCTCAAGCAATTGTTGACTGGCCCATTCAGTCATATACCTATACGCTGGGGACTAACTGGAACTATACCTAAGGCTGCGTATGAACAAGTTGCACTACTAGTAAGTCTAGGACCCGTGATCGGAAAATTAAGTGCAGCCGAACTACAAGAAAAGGGTGTGCTTGCACAATGTCATGTCAACATCATACAGATGAAAGATAGTGTTGAGTTTACAAACTATCAAAGTGAACTTAAACATTTGCTTGAACATGAACCTAGATTAGATAAAATTGCTCAACTAGTAAACAAAATAAAGGATAGCGGCAATACATTAGTGTTAGTTGATCGCGTTGTCGCAGGACGAGAATTACAAAGTAGGTTACAAGATAGCGTGTTTATTTCGGGCGAAACAAAACTAACTGAGCGCAAAGAAGAGTATGATGAAGTTAAAACTAGCGATACTAAGGTAATCATTGCTACATATGGAGTCGCCGCTGTAGGCATTAACATACCGCGTATCTTTAATCTTGTGCTGATTGAACCTGGCAAATCATTTGTGCGCGTCATACAAAGTATTGGGCGAGGCATACGTAAGGCTGAAGATAAAGACCATGTAGAGATTTGGGATATCACTAGCGATTGTAAGTTTGCCAAACGTCACTTGACGCAACGCAAGGCGTATTACAAAGAAGCAAAGTATCCATTTAGTCTTGAAAAACTTGACTACTAAAACTTTCTGTAGTAAAATTACAACATGCGTATATTAACATTAGAAAACAAATATTATAATCTAGAAACACTACCCGAAGAGATAGATGATTTAAGGTTCGCTATATTAGATAATAGCAATCCTCAAAATGTTGACTATCATTTTATCCCACTTATATTTCTAGAATCATTTAACACTCCTGCTCTTGTGTTAAAAGTTGGTAATCGTAATATCAAGATGCCATTAGATTGGCAAGTATTGATCGGCGAAAAAGAGCATGGTGATCTTGAAACACTTCCACTAAGCAGCCTCAATGATCGTGGTTTCAGCGCATTTGAATTTAACCCACTCAGTGCGTTTAGCCCCACGTTCGTACCAATCGAAATCGTAGATATCTATCACGATGTAACTTGGTATGCCCCAAGATTACGTAATGGTCAGTTCTTGTGCGTGCCTATCGACGATGGTGAAAAGCCACGCTGCGTTTATTTCGTAAAAGAGATCAGCAGGAATTGCGAGATCGTTGATTATAATCAGGTATTTTGATGAAGTACGGTATAAAAATACACATTAACGAAAATGTTGATGACTACTTGTGGGTCACAATTGGTGATAGTAAATTCCAATTAGAACCTATGCTCTTTGAAGAAAGGGAAGATGCTGAAGAATATGCCTTGAAAGTTTGGGGTCCTAGTGCTAAAGTAGAAGTGTATGGCGAAAGCAAAGACACCTGAAGATGAAAAATTAGATAAGCAAGACTTTGACTTGTTCGAAGCCTTATCCGCCATTGATCGTAAGGATTACAGCTACTATGACAGATTATCGGAAGAACAAAAACAAAAGTTCAATCCTTATATGCTTGTTACCTTTATGAGTAGTGTCACAGGTAGATCGGATCTACAGCAATATCATTTGTTAAGCACTAACGAGTTCAGCAATAAGCATATGTTTGACGATCATATTCAGAATCATCCAAAACTACAATGGCTGATGTTGTGTTCTAGCGGGCTTGGCAAGGGCAAACAATTTCATAACTATATACCTTCTATCAAAGACAATGTTGCGTCCTTAAAAGAAAAGGCAACATTAAAAGACATTAAAGAATATTACAAAAAGGTTTATAAGAACGCGAGTGATAACGATTTAAATGAAATTTCTAAAATTTACGTTGAGATACAACATAGGAAATATACTTTAGCAAAAAAGTTTCCTGATCTCAAACTAGAAGATATTGACACATTAAGCCAAATAGTGACCGATGATGATATACTTAAATATGATTCCGAATGTGGAAACTAAACATCTATGTGAATTTTGCGGTAAGAGTTTTGTAAGAGAAACTAGCATCGCTAAACATCTTTGTGAGCCTAAGCGCAGATGGCAGGATCGCGACCAGCATGGAAGCCGTATAGGATACACTAGTTGGATTCAATTCTATAACAAGCATACTAATAAAAAACAAAAAGATTATAACGAATTTATTAAGTCAGCCTATTATACAGCGTTTATAAAGTTCGGTAATTACTGTGTAGATGCACAAGTTATCAATGTGCCTAGATATGTAGATTGGTTATTAAAAAACCAAATAAGCATAGACACTTGGAACAAAGATAGTAATTATACAAAATTTATTATAGACTGGTGCAAAACAGAAGATCCGTTTGATGGTATTACTAGAACTATTGAAACGTTTATAGAACTAGCAACCGAAGATAAAATTTTAGTAAAAGATGTTTTGAGGTATGGAAATAAAAATAAAATATGTTTTATGATCACAAAGGGAAAAATAAGTCCTTGGGTTTTATATCATAGCGAATCAGGAAAAGAATTTATAAGTAATTTAGATAGCACACAAGAAAAAATGATA